CTGTCTGCTTGATTTTTTCATCCGGCAAGTTAAGTTTCTTTGGCAATCCAGATGCAGCCTTTTTCGTGGCATCGTTCTTGATAAACAGCATATTCCGGTTAGCTGAAACTGCTTTCTGTGCAGCGCTCCTGCCGAACCCGAGCACCTGTTCACGCTCCCGCTGCCGGTCGAGTCCGGTCTTTTTGGTGAAATCTTTAAGTTTTGCTTCCTGTCGCTTGAGCGTGACGGAGGACCTGTCGAACTTCTCTTTCAGGGCGTTCCGAAGCGGCTCGTCCGCGTCCTTCATGCCCGCACCGTACCCGGCAAGCTCGCGCTTGGTCGCCCGGACGGCCCGCTCCATACCGCGCTGGACCTGTGTGGCGTCGTAATAGCTCAGCTTCTTGTCACCGTATTCGACGGTGCGGTTGTTGTAGTCGTCGAGCGTTTTCCGCGGGTAGGCGGATTCTGATAGCCCCTCGAAGTAAGGAAAAAAGCTGTGCCGGCAATTCCATCCGCAAAGTCCGGCACCCGTCCCGTACCCGGTGGAGCTCGCAAAATCTGGGTACCGGCCGGAACCGCTACGGCTGAACACCTTGCCCTGCCACACTTGATGAGAAGGCCGGGCGCCGGCGTGGGCCGTTGTCTCGACGAGGTCGCAGCCCATATCGTCCGCCTGCGCGACGGACAGCTTGCCGGCCATCTGGTTGACGCCGGTCAACACGGCCCGACGTGTGGCGACGTCCAACCTGTCGACGTGACCGGTCGGGTACCGGATGGCCGCAAGGCCGCTTTGCGCCAGCTCGCGAATGGCGGCCGGGATGACTTCCGTGTAGGCGAACGCCCCGGACTGCAGCTGAAGCGCCGCGTGGTCGAGCGCATCGATGAACTGCTTCTGACCGGCGCTCGCGGTCGTGCGAGTCAGATTCTGAAACACGCCCTGCGTGTTTTTGTAGGCCGTGAGCACTTGCTGCCGGAGCAGCGGGGAATCCTCGAGCGCCGTCGGTTCCAGCCCGGCGTACCGGTAAATCCGGTTGTCGTATTCCAACGCCTCAACCCCCGCACCCTCAAACAGCCCCCGCAACTCGCCCTCAGTTTGCCCGGTCATACGCTCAAGCTGCTGCATGATGTAGTCGTAGCTCGCATTGGCGGCCCGCAGGCGCTCGTACTGCCATTTTGCGGTGTCGGTCAGCGTAGCCGTCTTGACGATGCGCCGCGCCATATCCTCAATGACGGAATTTTCGACGCCAAGGAACAGCCGGACAAATTCATCCGGCAGATGCTCCAAATACGCCGGGCTAAGCATTCAAAGTACCCCCGGGCGGCTTGTTCTGGCCGAAGCCCATCAGTTGGTCGTCGGTTTGGTCGGCGCCCACCGCCGCCTTCGCCGTCGCTTCGTCCTCGTTGTACCATTTCGCACGGTATTCCCACTTCTGCATGATGCCGTCCCTCACGTCGTCTTTGTCGCGGGCACGTTCGGCTTCTTTGTCAATGATGTAGCTGTCCTCGAACTTGATTTCAATGTCGGTATCCTCTTTGACCGGCAGTCCGAGAATTTCCCGGCCGATGTAGAGGATGCCGCGGACAAGGCCCTGCAGAGCGCGCTCGATGACGATGTAGTGCTTGTTAGCGTTCTGGACGAGGTCCTGACGCTCGCCGGTATACTGAGTCGCAGTCTGTACCGTTCCACCCTCGAACGTGTAAAACCGGGTGCCGAGGCCGCATTTGAACGACAGATAATCGAGCGCCGCCTGAATGCCCTTTGTGTTTTCTTCCACACGAAGTTGTGGATTGTATTCCTGGACCAAAGTTTTCAAATCAGCGTCGACGTCGGAATCTGCGTCCACCTGAAGGAAAAGCTGCTGCGCAACGTCGTCCGGGGTTATTCTCTTTCCATCTGCCGTCCGCCTCGTCATGTCTTTGTTGTAAAAAACTTTTTTCCCGCCAAGTTTGAAATCCTTGACGAAGTTGTTGAACGCGATGTCGACGTTCTGGAGCTCGTCGATCGCGTCGGCGTAAACGGATAGCCCCAGGCCGTTGCCGTAGGACCGGTTGTTGGAAATGTTCGGCTCGATGATGGAGAACCACGGGATGGGGGAGCCGGTGTTGAACGATGGCGCGATGCCGTCAGGGAGCGGTTTCGGAACCAGCGTGCCGGCCTCGTAATCGAACAGCTCGTTCGTGATGACGTAGTTTCCGTTCTGCAGCGTGTGCTCCTCGAGGTAAACCCGATATTTCCCCCTTACCAACTGCACCGAAGCGAAAACGGCTTCCGTGATTTTTCCATGCCTCAGCGACAGCGGATAGATATACATGGCGTCGAGATAGTCGATGCCGATCCGCGTTTCGGGCGACCGAAGAACGGAACCGTCGGCGCCCACCAGCATATTTTCCAGCCGCAGGACAAACGCGCCGGTGCCGCTGTAAAAGGCCCGCTCCACCAGCTCGTTCCCGCGCTCCCAGAAATCATTGGCTCCGAGGACGCCGGTCGTCTGCTTCGGCCCCTGGACGAACTCTCGGCTCGCATTGTCGGCAATGGCAATCTCTGTCTTTTCGTTCAGCAGGATGGATGCCCAATCCTCGCAGACCTTTTTCGCCATTTTCATCGAGTAGAGCTTCCGCTCCGTCACGCGGTTTCCGGCCAGCTCGTGAAATGTATGAAACGATTTTACATAGCCGCGCCACCACGCTTTCCAGAGGCGGATATTCTGGTAATACTCGGTCCGCAGGCCCGCGCCGAATTTACGGTTCAGGTACTGCAAAACCGGAAGAATCTCGAAGTTGTCCATCATACCGCCTCCCTGACCAGTTTCCGCATGAACCGCTCGAACGAATACTCGAACGCATCCAGGATGTCGATGTCGGTTGAAAAGTTGTCCAGACGGACGTCTTTGCCCGCCTGTGCCGCCTTACTGTCCCACACGGCGGATTCGAGCCCCGCGCGGACCAGCGTGCAGCGGCGCATCAGACGCAGCCGGCCGGTGTTGAGCAGCGTGTTGGTGCAGATGATCCGCTGGACAATCTCGTTTTTGTCGCTGTCCCCGATTTTCAAGCCGAGGTTCGCGGCCGCGCAGGCCCGGCGCAGCGTCGCAATCAGGTACTGCTCCGCGCAGTCGGCGAAGCCGTACCGGATGTAGGCGTGCGGATACTCCGCCTGCAGGCCGCGCACGAACCCGACGAACTCCCGGGCCACGCGGTCCGCGTCAATTTCGCCCTTGCGGCCCTCAATGTGATAGTCCCGCAGAACGACCAGCCCCGACCATCCGCGCAGGACGGCCGTCGCGACAAACGTCGTCAGCGATCGGTTGCCACCGAAGTCGACGCCAACGGAGATAAAATCAATCTTGTCCGGGTCGGCCGTATCCACCATCCATTTTTCCGGATTGTCCGCAAACTGCCGGTAAATCAGGCCGTCGGCCGTCTTCCAGAGGCCCAGGATGAACCTGTCATAGAAAACCCCGACATACTCTTTCTTGAGATTCTCAACGTAGGCCGGGTTGAGGAACGTGTTATCCTCGATGAGGAACTTCATGACCATCATGTCGAGCTCGCCGGCCCGGTCCATGTACTTGGTCTTCAGCCAGTGCTGCGGGCTGTCCGGGTTAGTGGTCGCGATCAGCTTCGCGCCGGGGCAGGAGAGGCGGGATAACAGCATCGAAAAGAAATCCTCGGTAAACAGCGTCAGTTCGTCACAATAAGCGCCCTGCAGCGTCATGCCTCGGATTTTACTTTCCGCCCGGGCGTCGTTGACACCCTCAAGATAAACCAGTCTGCCGAACAACCGGGCCTCTTTTTTGGAGATGGAATAGCTGAAATACCGGCTGCCCACAAGCTCCTGAAGCAGGTCCAGGCAGTTTCGACGCAGAGAGGTGAGCGTTTTGGCAACCATCAGGTAGTTGCCGCCTTTCGGCATCGTTGCCACCCAGAACGCCCACACAACCAGGCTAATCCACGTCTTGCCGCTGCGGACGCTGCCCTCGAGCAGATTAATGCGCCGGAGCTTGCCGTGCTGCCACAGGCGGAGAAGCTCACGCTGCTTCGGCGTGTAGACGTCAGCCATCGGATTTCAGACCTTTCAGCAGCTGCTCAAGCTGGCCGGTGTTGTCATCGCTTTCGCTTTGCCCTTTTTCGCTCCAACCCTTGAAGTTGTTCGACAGGCTGAACTTAGCGCCCATTGCGCCGTCACGGTCGAATAGTCGGGATTCGGCGTAATCCTCGCAACGTGACTTTGCGCGCGTAACCGTGTAATCGAACCGTCTCTTTGCCTGATAATTCAAAAGCGCCTGCCGGGATTTGAATCCCAACGCAAGCGCCAAACCGGTAACCGTGGGAGGCCTTCGACCGACAATAATCGGATGGCCGAATTTATCGAAAACGGCTTGGCCTTTGTCGTCTTTCAGGAGTTTTCCTTCACAGCTTTTGAAGTACTCGTCGATTTTTGCCTGCATTTCTTCCGGAGTTTTGTACTTCAGCGGCCTTGCCATTTTTTCATCACCTCATTCCAAAGCAAAGTAAGCCAAGTAAAAAGCGCACCGCTCGCGCAGCACGCTTGAAATAATCCATTGCGCCGCCTTGCCGGGCGGCGCTGAGAGAAAGGGTACTAAAAGCCAGAGCCTTTGTAATCAATTTCCGCAAGGTGTCGTATAGCTGCACTTTGCATCGTACTAAGTATAACCCCTTGACAACGAACATACCGAACATTTCAAAGATTTTTTAAAAATCTTTTGGTGTACATTCGAACACTATCCATTGTGCTCCCATCATCCAGTTTGTCCGCGATCTCATTCCATTCCATCCCGTCTATGTACCGATACCGGATGATCGTCCTTGCTTTCGGATCATCAACGCGGGCAATAATGCTCTCGGCATGCAGACACTCGGCGTACAGCTTTTTCCGCAAATGCTTGTAATATTTCGTGAGACTTTGAAATTCTTCCGAGACGTCCTTTTCCTGTACGTTCCCCCGGATCGGGATCGGTCGATTTTGGTACGGTTCATGCGCCGGAGAGGCCAGCACGCTGTCTGATGCAAAGTGCGCCGGCTCTGCGGAAAGGACTTGCAGCCTGTTATTGATCTGCCTCAGCTCGGCGTTCAAGTCCTTGTATTGCTCTAAGGCATCTTTTGCTGTCACTTTTTATCAGTCCTTCCCAGCAGATAATCCACACTAAAATCCCTCCATTTTCGTCTGCTGCCTGCTCCTGCAAAGCCTCTTTTGCGGCTTCGATTGCCTCAAACTCACTATCATTTTTGCGGATATGAGCATAAGAGCTTTCCATGACGTTCAGAGTTTCGATGTGTTTATCCATCATTTTTTCTCCTGCTGAATTGTCAGCACGATGTAATCTTTATCCGGTTCCGCGCCCATCCCCACATTCAAAGCATGCCCGAAGCTCGTATTCTCCAATCCCGTTCAGCTTTGTCAGTTTTTCCATTTTCACACCTCCCACAGCCTAACGAACGTCTTCGGTTCGTCATCATATTCCTTTTCCACCTGGGCAAGTACAATCTGCGCGTCGTCGCGGTAGGCGATCCCGTTGAGGGCGTCGCAGACGATTTTTACAATGTTGTCGCAGTCCGGCTTTTTGGCCGGCCTGATTTGCCCGGCCAACATGGCGGCCTTGACGCGCTTGCTTTTGCTTTTTGGGATCGGGTACCGGGCCGTGATCTGAATGCCGACCTGAGCGTCGTCCGCGAATTTAAAACCTCGCGCGGCCGCTCGGTAACGGATTCGCGTCAGCTCTTCGTAGCGGACGGTCTTGTCCGGAGTGTATGTAACGCTGGCGCCCGTCTTGATGCGGACCACCTTCGGCCGGGCCTTGCCCTGCGGCGGGCCGGAAATTGTAAAGCAGATATTCCTCTTCATTCCCGTTTTCTCCTGTAATCCACGGCTGTCAGAGCGACGGCCTGGTAATGATCGGAACACAGCCGGCTGTAAGCACGGTCCCCGCAGGTCGTACGGAGTTCGCCATCCGTCAACATCAGATTGCTGGTGATGATCGTCGGCTTATTTTCCCGGTACCGTTCGTCGAGGATAACGACCAGCTCCTTCTGCGTCCAGGCGCTCGCTTTTTCCGCGCCGAGGTCGTCCAGGAGAAGCACGTCCGCCAAAAGCGCCTTGTCAAGGATCCGAACCTGCTCCGCCTCGTCGGCATGGCCGTACATCATCATTTCCAGTTGCTGCGGGACGTTCCAGTAAGCGGCGCGGTACCCGTCTTCCAGCGCACAGTTCAGAACCGCGCAGCCGAGGTGCGTCTTCCCGCAGCCCACGGCGCCCATCAGGATCAGACCGCGGCCGGCGAGAAAATTTTCTTTCCGGTTCAGCAGATATTTTTTCACGGCCTCGAATGCCTTTTCTGCCCCTGGCACCCGGCGGTATCCTTTCAGCGTCGCGGTGGAGAACATTCCCGGGATTTCCGCCCACTTCAAGCGGCGCTGGCGCGCTTCTTCACGGTCCCGCGCTTTCTTGGACGCATCTTCGGCCTTGATCTCCTCGTTCCGGCAGGAGCACGGCTTTTCAAACTCGCGGATTTTCCCATCGGCCCACATCCGGAATGCGTAGATGCGATCCCCGCATTTCGGGCAGACACGGCCAGTATCGTAGACTTTCCCAGGCAGCACAGTGGATGATAATTTTTCCATCGTCTTTTCGTCCATGGCGATCACTTCCCAAAATTTTTATAGCGGCTCGGATCAGTCAGATCCGGCCCTCGTGCGGGCGGTCGTTCCTTTCGTTCGCGGTCCTCGTTTTTCAGGACGCTTCGCACGTAGGATGCCGATCGGCCCTGACATCGCGCGGTTTCCGCGATGGCGTCCAGGATGCGCTTCACGGGATAATCCCGGATCAACTCCCCAAGGGTAACGCCGTCCTTCGACGAGGGCATCGGATTGACCTTCTCCTCGAATTCCTGGCAAACCACCCCGAAATCAGGCCCCGCCCCGCCGTCTTTCGGCGCTGCGCCCTCTACCGTGGAGGAAGATGGGGTGTTTATTACACTAAGCTTATCTTTCCCTAAGGTCTTGGTTAAGGTCTTGGTATAGGTACTCCCATTACATAACGTTTCTGTAACGTTACAGTCCTGCCTGTCAGGCGTTACTTCTTCATTACGTTTTGAGGGAGTAATGGTTGGCTTTTTCTTTTGGCGCTCTCTGAATTTTTGCACTCTTTTCCGATTGTTCTCTTTTTGGTGCTCTATGTAATCGATCAAAAGCCCCGCATGCTGCTGCCAATTCCGAATAACAATCCGACCGTCTTCTTTTTTCTCGAGGAAACGAATCCTGAGCAGATCGTCATAAAATTTCTGGGCACCTTTTGACCCGCCCTTTTCCCACCCTGCTGCCTTGGAAATCGCCCTGGGCGGAAAGTTTGTCACATCGCCATCGGGGGCGGCCGTAACGGCCCAGGTCCAAAAGCAGACCATCAAGCCGACGGCGTAGGCATTTGAGATACCGAGAGCATCAGCCAAATTATAGATTTTATCGTGTTCCCGAATTCCATCATCTATTTGAATCCACGCCATGTTTACACCGCCTGTTCAACGCTAAACCGAACAATACCGTTCCCGCCGTGAACCACAAACCTTGTCCTGTTTTTCAAGTGGATCGGCCCGCGCAGGAAGATGAACGATGAAATTTTACATTGTTTATCCCTGGTGTACGTTATTTTAAAAGCACCCGATTCGTCGTTCTTGCGTATGGTGATTTGATTATTTTCCGTGTCAATTCCAATGTCCACTCGGATGGGATTGTCCAAAAGTTTCTGCGCCACAACATTGATCCATAGATTATGTCCATTGGTTCGGACAAAAGGAACTCGCTTGGAATTGGTAACAAGCATGTTAATCACCACCGCCCTTAAAATACGGTGACCGGTTTTCCGGTCGACCTCTCGATTTCCCTTTTGAACTGTTCCGGATCCGCGTTGTTGTCGGATAGGTGGATCAGGTA